GCCGCAAACAGACCGGCCACGGTGTTGCGCACACCTTTCAGCGTGCTGTCAAGCCCCATGGCCGTGCTCTGTGCGTCTTGCATACCTTTTTTCAGGTTGCCACGCATTAAAAACTCAATTTCTACGGGTTTCATGCTGTCTGTTATACTTGTAGGTTACTTTGGAAGAAACCGAGCACTTCATCGTCTTCGGTCTCCTGGTTGCCCCCCTTTCTCCTTCTGACGTATCGAGGGGCATCGGCCAGCATCATGATAAGCGTCTGGTAATTCACACCGTCCAGAATATACTCTCGGCTCCAGCCGGTGGCATTTGCAATCTGCCAGACCAGACCGAAGGGGCTATGGCTACCTTCATATTCGGTCTTTAACTCCCCTTCCTTCTTTGGCTCAACCTCAGCTTCATCGGGTTCGTCGTCTCCGCTGATTTGATAATAGGCATAAAATTTTCTGTTCCAAGTAGCATCACGAACTTCATCATGGCTACTTGCAAGTAGAGATTGTCCACCCAATGGCGCAACACCCATGCCACCAGCCAGACGGGTTTCCACCAGGCTCCGCACATTGTCAGGGCAACCATCTTCGAAATGGTCTTCCCATGCTCAGCCACGAACTTCATCTGCGCGTCCTTGTCCATGGCCTCCAGTTCGGCATAAGTCACACCCATGCTCAGATACAGGCGGGCAATCTTGATCTGTCCGCTCAACCGGGGGCGCTGCATTGTCAGACGTAGATAAAAGGGCTCTTTCCGGAACGGGATGCGCAGGGGCTTTAACGGCACGGAGACACCGATGTCAAGCAGTGCCTCCGTCGCCTCGATTTGGATTTTCCTTTCGTCCATAGGTCAGGAATTAAGGGGTTCATTCGCCTCCAGTCTCTCCACCTTGTGGTTCTTGGCTCGCGGGCTGGGTTTCGGTCGGAATGTCCAGGATCTCGTAAGGTGCGCTGCCATCGGTTGGCTTCATCACCTTCAGCGTACACTTCACCTTCGACACTTCGGTCAAGGTCAGCTTGCCGTCCAGGTTGGAAAGCAGCATGGCATTCGGAATGCTGACACGCTTGCCGCTTGGGGTATCGATGGTGCAGGCACCGCTCAACTGTACGAGCTCGGTGGGAGCCTTCCAGCCCGTAGCCACACGCTGCTGACCTTCGCCTGTTGCAGTAACGGTACCGCCAAGCATATCGGCCAGATTGTCGTAGTTCAGCTGGATCATATTGAATGTTGGAGCGATGGTACCATTTTTCTGTGCCAATACAAGCACAGGGGCATCTGGCACCTGCTCGGCCTCCACGTCCACACTTTCGGGGGCAGTACCACCCCACTCGAAGCTGTCCTTCTCGATATAGCCGACTTCCTTATTGTTGAAGGTCAGTTTACTCAGGCCATACAAAAAATCTTTCTTGTTCATAGTCTCGTGAATTTTTTTATGATTGAAATGATATTCTTTATTTTGGTGATAAGGATGCCACCCAGAATGCCATACAAAAGCCATTTGAATGACATTCCAATGGCATTTGGGGGCTTCTCTTTCAGTTCCTCGATTTCCTGACGTGCTGCTTCCAGCTGGATTTTAAGTCCGCTCAGCTGCTCGCCATAGTCAATGTGAAGATTTCGTATTGTTCGTTCGTAACTCTCGCACATGACCTGCACGCTGTCGCTTATAGCCGCTACATGGATTGATTCTGGATTTGTGTTGGTGGGAGCTATACGACTCACTGTGACATTTGTCCGACCTTCGCGTCCTGTATAACTTGCACCGGTTGGTAGCCTACGCAAGCTGTCCAACGGAATCGTCAACGAAACCATTGACATCGGTACAGTCGCAGCTTTCTGGATGCACTCCAGTTCTTCAGTCACATTGTCCTGTACGAAGATTTCGGCATGGGATGTCTGGAGGGTCTCGGCCGATTGATCCAGCGCAACCTTCATCACGCTCTTCTGGTGGGAGGCGCATCCTAAGAAGCACAGGACAGTCAGCATTATAGCGACAACTGCCAGCATCCTCGATGGCTTTGGTGATGGTCTTGCGCAACCTGGCCATCTCGCGTTTGGTGGCATTGAGATCTTTCCGTGTCTCATTAAGTTCCAGTTTTAAGGGTTCAACAATGTTCTGTATCAATATCCGGGTGGCCTGCTCAGTGTTTGTGATCTTCACCGTGTCTGCCTCGGCCAATGCCTTGTCTGCCTCCGCACGTGCCTTTTTCAGCGCGCTGCGGATGCTCATGATGGAGATGACTGCTCCGACAAGCCCGCCGCCCAGGACATAGTTGAGGATTTCACTGAGTTCCATATCCGTCATTTTATTGGTTGATACCTATCTTTTTAAGCCACTTAGGCACGTCGAAACAAGGACAATTCTTGGCCGACACCTGATTGTGACCAATGATTCTCACATCGGGGAAACGCTGGTGGAAATCTCGAACATAGCACATCATGGCATCCATTTGGGCCGCTGTTCGGGTGTCCTTGGGGCGCATCAGTTCGTCACATCCGCCCACATAGACCACATGGCGGCTCACCGAATTGTAGCCTTTCGCTCCATTAGTGATTTCCCATGGATCCACTTCGGCATCCTCGTTGTTCTCCACCAGTCGCTCCACCGTGCCATTCAGATGAATCATGTCGGTATATCCGACCTGCTTCCATCCACGGCCGCCCTTCGAGACGGGTTCGGTGTGCCAGCGCCGGATGTCGGCACTGCTAACCTCCCGTCCTTCAGGTGTTTCTGTACAGTGGATGACCAAGTACTTCAAGCGTGCCATAGGCCATCACTTTTTAGGATTCTGCATCGCTGATGGTTTGGGTTGCGGCCGATGATCCACTGGGGACGAAGGCCGGGTTCTGACGGCAGTCAAGCACAATGAACTCCTCGCCGAATGCAATCTGCGTGTCGGCCTTCATCAACATCTTGAAGAAGTAGAGCTCGCTCATGTTGCTCACTGGGCCAATCTTGATGACGTGCTCGTCGTTCTGAAGGTTCACAGCGGCAAACAGGTTGGCCGTCATGGCGTTCGGAGAGCACAGGGTGGCAACAATGAGGTTGTCAGGCCAAGCGGAAAGAGTCTCGATCTTGATGCCCTTGTACATCTTGATGTTTCGGGTAGTCTCGTCGCGGTTCTTGTACTCGCGGGCGGTCAGCTCGTCATCGTACTTGTTGAAGTCCGCAGGACTCATCAGGATGCGCAGGTTGGGGTTCTCGATGATGGCCAATGGAATCTTGGCACGTACAGCCTTCAGACGGTCAACCATCTTGGTGGAATCGCATGATACCACTACGACATCGGTATCTTTGGCAGCCTGGGTGAGGATGCCGTTGAACAGGTTGTCATCGCCATCACCGTACTTGCCGTTGATGTAATGACCGCCAAGTTCAAACTGCACCTGCTTGGACAAGGCATCGAGCAGTTTGTTCTGCACATCAGGTGGAAGCTCGGTGAATACGAGGTCACCCTTAGGCTTGAATGGACGCCAGATGCTTTCGAGCGCACGGGGGTTGAACACTGTGAACGCCATGAAATCCACGGGGTTCAGTTCCTTCTCGGAATAGTTGAAGTTGCCCTTTGAGTCTTCGACCTTGGGGTCTTCCTTCTGCTTCTGGAGCATCTTGCCCGTGCGGAGGCGTGGGATTGAGATTTTCTTCGACACACCGGGAATTACGTGGATCAGTCCCTTCTCAACAAGTTCGTTGCTGGTGGTCGCTACGGTAAGGAGCTGTTCAAGCACCTCGCCGTTGTAGTTGGTGTTTTGGATTTGAATTGCCATAGTTCTTCGGTTTATTTATGGTTATACTTATCGCGGATTTCGCGCTGACGCTTTTCCCATGGACCTTCCTTTGCAGGGTCGCAATCAAGGATGTCGTTCATCACGCGCCTTTTTGGAATCAAGGCTGACAATGCCTTCTTGCCGTCTTCAGGGTGCTCCTTCAGAAGGTTCTCATAGACGGGACGTGTCTCTGCGGAGATACGGCCATCACCCTCAGCTGCATCAAGCAGCGTCTTTCGCTCGGCAGCGGCAACAGCTTCAGCCGCATCCTCATGCTGCTTTACCTGTGCTTTCAGCGTGGTGTTCTCTGTTTCCAGACCAGCAGCCTTGGCTGCATCTGCCTCCAGTTGGTTGATGCGATTCATCACATCTTCCTCGGTCGCACAGTCCTTGAACTGCGGACGCTTTTTCAATTCTTCAATGTTCATGTTAAACTCTTTTTGTGGCTCATTGAGCCGGTTATTGAAAATTGTGTATATCTGTTCTGCCGTCGCATCCTCCGGTACGGGGACTGGGTCGGCGTCATAGATGCCGTCAATCAGTCCAAGGCGCAATGCCTCGTCAGCGGTCAGCCAATGGTCTGCTCCGTCAAAGTACTTTGCCTTGATGTCTGCCGCGCTCTGCCCGAGTTTAGAGGCATACATCTGGCAAAGCGTATCCTCCAGGCTCTCTATCTCGGCCAACACGCTTTTCAGTTCCTGCTTGTTGCCGTAGCAGCCTCCGCTTACGCTGTGCAGCATCAGACGGGCGTACTTGCTCATCTCCACCGGCTTACCGCACAGGGCGATCACCGATGCCATACTGGCTGCGATGCCGTCAATGAAGATATGGATGTCGGCCTTGCTGTTCCGCAAGGCGTTGAAGATGGCGATACCTGTATATACTTCGCCACCAATACTGTTGATGCGCACGTCGATGCTCTTATACTCCGCCTCGGCCTGCATGAGCTCCCGTGCTATCTGTCCGCTGCTCACAGTTCCGCAGCTGTCGCCTATGTCTCCATACAGTAGGATGCAGCACGCTTCCTTCCCGGGGATGATGTTGAAGAAATGTTTCATGTTATTCTTTGTACTTTACATTTTATACTTTGTTTCTCGTGGCTCTGTGCCCGTTTGATGGTGCAAAATTCCGCTTATTTTTTCATCTGCGCAAATCGTATTTTTATCATAACCATCTTAAAATGGCTTGATGACGCCATAAAACTTTATCATGCGGACACGTTTTTTAAAATCAAAAAATAATGCTCAAATTTGCATCACCAAACAACATTAAAAACGCATTTTATGGCCAATGATTTAACCAATACGCAGAAGAAGGAATGGGCAAAAACGCTCTATCTGAAAGAGAACCTCACCCAGCAAGAAATAGCTGACCGTGTAGGTGTTTCCCGTGTCTCGGTGTCTAACTGGGTTCGTACCGGAAAGTGGGAGGAACAGCGTGTGGGCATAACCCTGACACGCGAGGAACAGATCCGAAGCCTATACCGTCAGGTGGCCGAGATGAACAAAGCCATCGAAAGCCGTCCGGAAGGTGAACGTTTCGCCACGTCGGCCGAGGCTGACGTCATCGGCAAGCTCTCCAAATCCATCAAGCAGATGGAGGCCGAAGTAGGCATTGCCGATGTCATTAGTGTCATCACCCGTTTCATCGAGTTCCTGCGACCCATCGACCATGAAAAGGCCAAAGAGGTGACCCGCTTGGCCGATGCTTTCATCAAATCTATCCTGTAGCATGAGACAGCTTGACAAGAATGCGCTCCAAGACTGGGAGCAATACAAAAGTGACATCTTCCGCTCGACTCCTGTGGATCTGAATATGAGCCACTCCGAACGGGAGAAGCACCGCATCTATCTGGAGGCACATCCCATCGAGTGGATCAAGTTCTTCTTTCCAGGATATGCCAAGTATGAGTTTGCCGACTTTCAGAAGAAAGCCATCCGTCGTATAATAGCGCATGATGAATGGTACGAGGTGCTTTCATGGAGCCGCGAGTTGGCAAAATCGACCATCACCATGTTCATCGTCATGTATGTGACACTGACTGGCAAGAAGCGCAATGTGCTGCTCACTTCCAACTCCAAGGACAATGCCATCCGTCTGCTCGCTCCTTATCGGGCCAACTTCGAGTCTAACGGCCGAATTGAAGCATACTATGGCAAGCAACCATCATTGGGCAACTGGACGGAAGACGAGTTCATCACCAAGTCGGGTGTGGCATTCCGTGCCATCGGTGCTGGGCAGTCGCCGCGTGGTTCCCGCAATGAGTCCATCCGTCCGGACGTGCTGCTCATCGATGACTTCGACACCGACGAGGATACCAAGAACCCCGACATCATACAGAAGCGTTGGGAATGGTGGGAACAGGCGCTCTATCCGACGCGCTCTACCTCCGAGCCGACCTTGGTCATCTTCTGTGGCAACATCATCGCCAAAGACTGTTGCGTCACACGTGCCGGTGAGATGGCCGACCATTGGGACATTGTGAATATCCGCGACAAGGATGGCCACAGTACTTGGCCCGAAAAGAACTCCGAGGAGGATATTGACCGCACATTGTCGAAGATCTCAAAGCTCTCACAACAGCATGAGTATTTCAACAACCCAATCAACGAAGGTGAGATATTCAAAGAGGTCATCTATGGCAAGGTACCGCCGCTCTCCAAGTTCAAGTTCCTGATCATATACGGAGACCCCGCACCAGGCGAGTCGAAAGGCAAGAAGGGAAAGTCTTTCAAGGCAGTCATGCTGCTCGGCAAACGTGACGGCAAGCTATATGTCATCAAGGCAAGGCTTGCCCAAGCTCTGAATGCTGAGTTTATCGACTGGTACGTCCAACTGCTTGAATATGTTGGCAACCGTTCCACTGTCTATTGCTGGATGGAGAATAACAAGTTGCAGGATCCATTCTTCCAACAGGTGTTCAAGCCGCTTGTGCGAAAGGTCCGTAAGGAAAAGAACATCAACCTCTATATCCAGGGCGACGAGGGAAAGAAGACCGACAAGGCAACCCGTATTGAGGCGAACCTGGAACCAATGAACCGCGAGGGCAACCTGATCCTGAACGAAGCTGAACGGGATAACCCACACATGCGGGAGCTGGAAGAGCAGTTCAAACTCTTCACCCTCTCGCTCAAATATCCCGCCGATGGTCCTGATGCCGTCGAGGGTGGAAACCATAAAATCGACCAGACGGCTCAAAAAGCCGAAAGGCCGATTACCACGACGAGGAGGCAACTGCGCAACCGTAACCCTCACCGGCTATAATTATCAATTGTCAACTTTCAATTTTCAATTCCCAACATGAGCCAGTTCGTAAAAATCGAAGACTATGATGCAAGCGTCCACCGCGACATTCTGGACGCACTTGTACGCGATGACCAGTCGCTGGTAGAGATCTGCGAGGACAGGGCCATTGCCGAAATGCGGTGCTATCTGTCCAAACGATATGACTGTGATGCCATCTTTTCGGCCGATGGGTCTGACCGTAATCAGCTCATCCTGATGATGGTCATCGACATTGCCGTCTATCACATCTTCTGCATCCACAATCCGCAGAAGCTTTCGCAGATCCGCAAGGACCGCTATGACCGCGCCGTCGAGTGGATGCGTGCCGTAGCCAATGAAGAGATCTCCATCGAGGGGGCACCGTTGCTGCCGGAAGAAGAGCGTGCAAGCAAGTCACCCCTCATGTTCAAGAGTAACCGAAAACGTGTAAACAACCTTTAATATGAGCAACAGAAAGTACAAGGACGGCAAAGGGCGCATCACCATGAGTGGCAACGTGCCCCGTCCGGGTCAAAAGCAACCGGCCGTCATTCTCCTCACACAGCCCAAGCGGTTCGGCATCGACACCGCCGACTTCATGGCAGCCATCCGCGCTGCTGAAAACGTGGACTATTCCCAGCGGTCGCGCCTCTACGACCTCTACAGTGACATCATGCTCGATACACACCTGTCGTGCGTCATCGATAAACGCAAGAATGCCGTACTCTGTTCAGACATCGAGTTTCGGCGCGATGGCAAGCCTGACGACCGAGTGAACGAGCAGATTCATTCACCGTGGTTCAACCGCTGCCTCTCCGATCTGCTTGATGCACGTTTCTGGGGCTTTTCGTTGCTCCAGTTCTATCGTTTAGGCGAATGGATTGATTACGACCTCATTCCTCGCAAACACGTTGATCCCGTCCGCCAGCAGATCCTCCGCCAGCAGACGGACATCATCGGCACGCCTTGGGACAACTATCCCGACCTGCTGTTTGTGGGCGGCAAGGAAGACCTCGGCCTGTTGGCCAAGGCCGCTCCATGGGTCATCTACAAGCGTAACACAACTGCCGACTGGGCTCAGTTCTCCGAGGTCTTCGGTATGCCCATTCAGGAATACACCTACGAGACCGATGACGATGACAGCCGCCGCCGTACGCTCGAAGATGCCAACTCGATTGGTGCATTGGCCACCTTCATCCACGGCAAGGACACCGAGTTGAAGCTGGTCGAGGCGGGCAACAAGACGGGCAGTGCCGAGGTCTATGAGAAGTTCTGCGAGCGTTGCAACAATGAGATCTCGAAACTCATCCTCGGAAACACGCTCACTACCGAATCTTCCGAGAACGGCACGCAGGCTCTCGGTACCGTCCACAAGAAGGTAGAGGACAAGGTGGCTCAGTCCGACCGTCTCTATATCCTGGACATCCTCAACTATGACATGGCCGACATCTTCGCGGCAATGGGCATTGACACCAAGGGGGGTACATTCTGCTTCCCCGAGCAGAAGGATGTCGATATGAATACGAAGATGGGCATCCTCACCCAGCTGCACTCCAACTTCCAGCTGCCTATCGATGATGACTGGCTCTATGAGCAGTTCGGCGTTGAGAAGCCCAAGGACTACGATGCACAGAAAAAGGCGCAACAGGACGATCCGGCTCGCCAGTTGCAACAGTTGGCAGTGCCTCAGCCTCAACCAGACGGCGATGACAACGACGATGACGATGAGGATGGCAAGAAAAAGCCGGAACCCCAAGCGCCTAAATCGGGCAAGGGATTCCGGAACTGGTGGCATCGTTTTTTCGACTGGGCCCCGATGGGAAGCGGGGCGGATTTAGATTGGTAGTGAACCGTCTCTACTATAATGCTGACAAACCAGTTTCTTCTGGCTTCGCTTTCGATGGGGACATCCTGCTTCAGGCGCTGCGCAATATCTATGCTCGCCGTGGAAAGGAACCGACCTATATAGAGGAACATCTGTTCCGCGAGTTCTGCCGTGGGTTCGACCATGCCGTGGCCGATGGGTTCACCACACCCGACCCCGATGATGATTTCTTGAATGCACTGCGTCACTCAACCGAGGTATTCTCTGCTTTCAAGGTTCACCGGGCACAACGCGACATGACTGCGCTGCTCCTCGATTCTAACGGCAAACTAAAGCCATTCGAACAGTGGGTGAAAGACGTTGCGCCTATTGCCAGCCATCAATGCCGCGATTGGTTCCAAACGGAATATGATACCGCCGTCATCCGTGCGCATCAGGCTGCCGACTGGCAACAGTTCCAGCGCGAACGTGACGTGCTGCCTAACCTCAAATGGATGCCATCAACCTCCATCCATCCGGGTGCCGACCATACGCCGTTCTGGGGGGTCGTTCGTCCCATCGATGACAAGTTCTGGACAGAACACCGTCCTGGCGACCGCTGGAACTGCAAGTGCAGCCTCTCCAGTACCGACGAAGCCCCAACACCTGTTCCTCAGAAGACCGCGCCCATGAACAACCCGCAACCGGGACCCACGGGCAATCCAGGCACCGAGCGCGCCATATTCAGCAATGACCATCCGTATTTTCCATCAGACTGCAAACATTGCTTTGCATACAAAAATAGCGGCTTAAAAAACCGCTTGAAATCCATATTTTTCAACAGGGAAAAGGATTGCAATCATTGCCGATACATCAATCGATGTGTCAATAAAGTAGGGAAATCGGAAATAGAGCGCATCAAGGCAAATAAAGCAGAATATAAGCAGTTGCTAAAAGATGAAAACTATACCGATGTTCAATTTGATAAAAAGACTGGAGGTGTAAAGGCATCACACATCGGGCATATTTTGCATGATGGGCCTAATGTTGAGAAGTTTTTTGAAGGATTGACGTCCACGGACTTGGAACGAGAGTGCCAAGAACAGTTGTTCCATTTAGGGCATCGAGCTATCTTGTTAGACGAATCGAAAAAGAAAAACGGGAATTACATGACTGCTCTTGATTTAATGATAGATGATAAAATTATGGATATTAGATCAGTGACAGGACATGGATGGTACTCCAATATTTTTGTGAGCAAAAATGAACAACTTCGACGCTTTAATGCAAGAACAGACATAATAGACAAGGCCGATTCCCTCTGCTTGTATTTCCATGACCCTACTTTGTTCGATGTGGATAAAATGAAGAAGTCTATAAATTTCTTTAGATTCTATAGAGACAAGAAAGGCAACCTAATAGACAGGCAACTAAAGCATGTGCATTGCGTCATTAAAGGTCAAGACAAGGTTCTTGTATTTGATATAGAATAAAAAAGTCGGGTACTCCCGAAGAGCCCCCCGACGCTGGCAGTTATGATGGCTGTCAAAGCAGTACCATCAATACTGCTGCAAATATAACAACAATTTTTCAAATACGTTCAAAAATATGAAAAAAATTGCATTAAAAGCCATCATTTGGCTCCAAACAAGCCACAATTGGCAACATTTGGTGGGTGGAGTGGCCATTGGATTGTTCGCCAATGGCTGGTACTGCACAGAATTTGTAGGATGCGGCGTGGCCTGTGCCCTCGAACTGAAAGATCTGCTCTACGGCAACAAGTTTGACCTCACCGACGCGCTGCTCACCATCGCGGGTGCCAACATCGGCTACCTCATGCAGCGGTTGGTATTTGGTAATTTGTAATTAGTAATTAACTTGCTTATGGATGTCAAGGACTTTGCCAACGAACTGGAGCGGAAAAGCCGCGAGGTGGACAACCTTATGCGGCGCAAACTGCCTGTCTTGGTTGGACGTATGGCGAAAGACCACTACCAGGATAATTTCCGCAAGGGTGGCTTTCTGAACGACGGCCTGCACCCTTGGCCTGTCACCCGCCGCCAGTCGGAGGGCTCGCTGAGTGCCGAGAGCCAATACGGGCCGCTGCTCTCTCGGCGCAACCATCTGTTCTCGTCAGTCAAGTACACGCCTGGCGACTTTCGTGTCACCGTGTCGAACGACCTGCCATACGCTGCCATCCACAATCTGGGCGGGGAGACGCACCCTACGGTAACGCCGCGTATGAGGCGTTTCGCGTGGGCGATGTACTATCGTGCCCAAGGCATCAAGAAAAGTGCAGCAGGGGGCAAGAAAAAGCCCAAAAACGGGAAATCGGCTCCAAAGATAGAGACTCCATCGGCTCAGTTCTGGAAAGGAATGGCTCTGACCCGGAAGACGAAACTCACCGTCCGCATCCCACAACGCCGGTTCATCGGCGAAAGCAACGAACTGAACCAGCGCATAAATGAGAGAATAGCCAACGAACTCAACAAGATCATTGACGTATAGCGGCCAGTAATCAGTAATTTGTAATCAGTAATTTGAAAATAGTCAGTATGGAACAACTTTTCATCAACATTCTCCATCTGCTCAAAGATGAGATGCCGGAACTCGCCACTATCGACGAGGACTACGGCCAACTGGAAACCGGGGAAGACACCTATCCTGTCACATTCCCTTGTGCTCTGATCGGCAACGTTGAGGCCGATTGGACGGAAATCGGAATGGGGATTCAGAAGGGTGTTGTCAAGCTGTCCGCCCGCCTGGCAATCGACTGCTACGACGACACGCACTATGGTTCAGGAACGGAAGACAAGGTTGAGGAACGGCTCACATTGGCCAATAGGCTCTACACCGCATTGCAGTGTTTCAGGCCAATGGAAGACATGGGGCCAATGTACCGCACTAAGACACGGTTCTATGCCATGCCTGGAGGAATCAAGGTCTATGAGTATATTTTCCAGTTTGAAGTGAATGATGACAGCGCGGGCGTCGATGTCAATTAAAATCCTCCACAGAGAACTGTTCCAGCTGTTTGGCGGTGAGGCGCGGCATCCTGACTTTCGGCACCGGCTTCACAGCGATGTCCTTCAGTTCATTACATTTGGCTCTGATGATGGCCATGATGCGCTCCTCGCTCAGGAAGAACTCCTGTTGCGACAATATGCGCAAGGCATCGTCAAAGCGGAGCCTCTGTTTCTCCGTCCAATAGTAATAGCGGCGGCACAGTTGCTCATCCCTTTTCTTGATCAATTCTTTGTTTCGGCCCCTGTTCGTCATACGAGTTTTTTTTCTCCGCAAAAATACGGATTTTTTTCCAATAATAAAAGAAAAAAATGCGGCAACCATTTCGATTGTCGCACTTTTTATAAATGCTATTAACAAAAACGCCGTCTTCAAGATGTTCCAAGGCGATCTGATGTGCCAGGCTCCTGTCGTTCCCCGACCGCCACACGTTCAGTATCAATTTTTTTCGCGTTCCGGGTCGGGGCAGGAGTTTTCATCAGTCCTGCGGGATGTCACCATCTCCGCCATCTTGATTGGCGTCTTTTATTTTCCGATTACTTTTTCATCAGGCATCCATTCCGCCAAAAGACGGACTTTCAACGTGCCAAAGCCAAGACATGCATGACACTGTACCTTCTCCAGTCCACCCCGTCCGTCTTCTGCCATTACAAGGCCGCTGCCTTTGCACTGCGGGCATTTGAAGCCCCGTCTCTCGATCAGTTCGCGCGCCACCGTGCCGTCAGGCTTAGGCAGCACTGAATCGGGGCATTCCAGAGATACTATTGTTTTTACATCCATAGATTCAACGGTTTTAGTGATTGTTATTGCCGCCCCACCCACTTATACTCGGGAGGGGCGGTCTATTATTTATAAGCGGCAGAAACTCGGTTCCAACCTACGCCAAACGCCATCCTTGTCCCGTTTAGAGAAGTAGTAGTTCAAGGCAGTGCGCTGTACCACGTTCGACTCGCGGAACAGGTCCATGATCTCCGTGTACTCGTCATCGAACTTGCCCTCCATCTCATACAGTTTGCTGATGCTTTTGTAGTCCAGGTTGCCCTGTTTGTTGCGTTCCAACAGGGTCATGGCCAACTGGTACATTGGGTCATCGCTTCCCTTGTCGCTCTTCAAGGCATATTCGCGCAGATAGTCTATCAGACGTTCAGCGGCCAAGTCGGCACGCTCATCGAATGTCTTGACCTTATTGCTTCGGATCTCCAGCTTCAAGTCTCCATCGACGACGGTGAAGCTGGTCTGCTCTTCGTTGCGGGTCTGACCATATTCGGTCATCACTTTCTTGAAGCTCTCGCTCTCGCCGTCAATCCATTTCTTGAAGTCCGACACTTCGTCCACGATGCTTTCCACTCGCTTGAACACGTCTCGCATGAAATCGGAGCGCAGTGCCTCGTAATACTCTCTGCGTGCTTGACGGTTCTGTTTCTCTTCGTTCTGTAACTGTTCCAACAGTTGTCGGCGCTCTTCGGGGCTCATCCCCTGTAAATCAATTGCCATAATCTTTTATTTTTTTTTAGGGTTAATATTTATTTTTCGGGCGATTCGCCCATTTCGCGTTTCTTGATGATGGCGCGCATCTTCTTGGTCAGCGCTGCCAGTTCCTCGCAGTCGAGGTCTCGGAATGCCTTGCCAGCAATTCTCGGGTTTCGGCAGAAGTCATTGACCTTGCCCCAGTCTGTGGTATCGACCCCATAGAGCTGCATCTGGTGCAGCGCGGCCGATCGGCATCGTTTCAGTTCCTGGATCGTGTAGCGTGCGCTTGGATCCATCTTCTTCTCCAGCGATGTACACATGGCCTTGTATTCGGCATCTGACATTTCATGCAGACTCTTGGTTCGGCCTCGGGTGAAACTCGCCACGATGGTCTCTTTCATTTCCTCCCGGTCGCCACGACAGGGCAACCTGTTGAACGAGGCATAAAAGCGGTGGTAGTTCTGAATCGTGTTCATACTGTTAAACGATTATGAATTGAACTTCAAAATAAAACTCTTTTCGTAGCCGTCCTATCTGTACGGCCTTGTCGGGATTCTCGCCGTAGGGGATGAAGATTGTGCGCTGCTTTATATCGACTTCCACACCCTTCTTCCGTAGCTTGTAGAGGAGGTTGTCACGGCGTTTCCTCGTTATCTTCGTGCCCATAGTCTTCATTGCCTAAAGTGTATTTTACTGCGCCCTCCTGCCAGATGGTATAAGGTACGCCAGGCTTGTCCATGTATCGGCTCTTGCATGAGGCGCGGAATCCTTCCACCAGAATCTTGATGTCTGCATCATATTCCACCGCTCGCCCTACACGGCCTGCGGGACGCGCTCCCTCTGCGTGGCTCACGAAGACAAACAGCTTGTTCGGGAAATCCTCTTTCAGTCGCTTGTAGGTCGTGTAGGTCAGGCCACTGTATTGCAGGCTGTCCACGATGATGATGCTTGGGCTTTTCCGCTTGGACAACCGTTCGCCCAGCTGCTCCAGCGGCTCGCGGTCCAACAGGATGAAACGTTGGCTCACCTCATTCATGCCATGGCGGCGCATCGACTTCTGCACACTCAGTCCGGTGCCCTCTTCCAGACTGTCGTATATCACTTTGCCAAATCGGCACAGATACTTCGACAACTGCATCACGAACGATGTCTTTCCGTTGCCTGGGCGACCCCAGATGATCCACACACCACACTTGGCAGGTTTGCCCAGCGATGCCTCCCAGTCGCCCGAGAACTCGAATGAAGGTATGTTCATTTTCAGGATGTCCGTCGGGCTGTAGGCGCGTTTCAGATGTGTCGTCCGTTGCTCTGGTCCCTGTTTGGCTCGCAGTACTTTCAGTTCGGCCTCCAGTTCTGCTATGCGGGCAGCATCAGTAATCTGTCGGCCTTGGTCTTTCTCGTTTCTCATGGCCTTTTTCTTTTGAGTTCTTCAATCAGGATGTCGGCCAATTCCACAGCCGCTTTGGCTGGCGCTGTCTTGTTGGCTCTTGGATCCATGTGGTGACAGATGACGGGATAGACATCCTTGGCAATCTCATATCTGCGCTGCTCCCAATCGATGGGGCGTGGCTGCAAGTCCTTGTCATTTTCCATAATATTCAATTTTCATTTGTTAGTTGTCAATTCTCTTTATCTTCTCGATCTCGGTATAGACGCGTCGCAGACCACCTTCGCTGGCGTTCACGATCTGCATGATGTTCGTTCCCTCTGGGGCGTTCACCTTGGCCACTATCGAAGCCTGTGCCTTCAGGAACTTCGCGCGCTCCTTGGCGTCCTCGGGGGTCACTCGGCTGAAGGTGTCACCGAAGCGGCTCAACATTTCGGCATAGCCCACTTTCATGCCCTCCACATTACGGTCAATCTTGGCTCGCAATCCATCGGCGCCCATCATGTACCAGCCGCAGCAACGCTCCGTTGCGTTCCATAGGGCTTTCAATTCCAGGAAAGCCTCATATTGCAGGTCGCCCGCTTCGTCCAGCACCACCAGCGGCGTGTCCAGCGTCTTGATGTAGGCCACAAGGTCTTCATATACGTTATAATAGTTGCCGATGCTCGTCACGCCGAACTCCTTGGCTATCTTACGAACCAGCTTGCGCTTGGTCTTCACCTGTGAGCAGTCGATATACACTGCGTTCTTGTGCCCCTTCACGTAGGCACGGGCGGTGAAGCTCTTGCCGATGTTCGGTATGTCGCACAGGATGGCACTCAGTCCGCTTGTCTGGCACATTTCCAACTGTGCAGTGACAAACACCCACGTCGGGGTCTCGGCTGCTGTCCATGCCATTTCTTCGCGCAGTGTCACGCCCAGTCGGCGGGCGATACCGCACCAGTTCGCGTCACTCACTTGGCGCTCCCACGAACCTTTTTTGATGGCGTTATACACTGAGGCCGATATGCCAAGGCTTACGGCGTGCTTGTTGTCACTCGGATAGTTCTCTCTATCGGCTGCGATGGCCTGTGCTATCCTGCCCTTAATCTCATCTGTGATTTTCATTTGAATGCTGTTTTAATGGTTATTGAATGTATTTTTTATAGTTTCCCGACGGCTTCTGCCCCGTAGCGTGAGGTGTTCAGATATTCCGAGAAGTCCTCTTCCTGTTCTTCCACCGGTTGTGGCTGCACTGCGGACTTGGCCTCCACCTGTTCGATTTCCTGTGCATCGGTCGCCCGCATCACCGCCACGCGCTGGATCTTGCCATCCTTCATCATCTTGTCGAACTGGCTCACATACTTCGCCTGGTCCTCGTAGATGGCTCGGTCTTTCTCGGTCTGTTCGGCCGTGGCCTCGTTGTAGCGTTCCAGCAACCCGCATGTGCAGATATACTCTCCGTTCTGATACAGATAGACCTCATTCACGTTTCCGTCAGCATCGTCCAGCCAATAGGCATCCACCTTCATGTTGCGAGGTGCAAGCTTCTCGATTTCGGCGGGGTTTGGCAGTCTGTACTGCTGGTATTGTACCGTGCAATACATGTTCTGCTTGATGGTGGTTACCGTATGGTTGCCGATGTAGCGGTAGAGCACGGCCTTGTCGAATGGTTTCAGGTCGGGGTTCTGGCACAAGGCAAGCACGTCCCATCTCGTCATGCCCGGATACATCTTTTGGTTCGGATGCAGCTCGTGGTTATATTCGGTGAGGGCGCGGATGTCATCGGCCACCAGTTCCTCGTAGCTGTAGCTCTGCTCCTTGTAGGTGTTGTTCTGCTCGTCATAGACCTTCTCCACCTTAGGACGGTTCGCCTCCAACTTTGCATACCATCGACCAATGCCTACCTGCATCCGCTTCTCCGTGCCATACTTCTTCGAGCGGTTGAAGTGCTCGGCGCGTTTCTCGCGAGAGTTACCAGGGTTACACCAGCGGATCAGCGGGAAGACTACACCGGCCTTCATCAGGCCATCGGCGAAGTTGTCAACCAAATGGTGCTCTACCTCCAATTCTGCTGGCATGTACCATCCGTTGCGGTCCAAGGTCTGGAACATATTCCTCATGCAATCCAGGAACAGTTCCCGGGTCTTCAGTCGGTTGTAGGCATAACCCACCACGGCACCGCTCACCACGTCGTAGGCATAGTATGCTTTCACTCTCTGTCCATTGTGCATCGGGCGTGGCAGGTCGCGGTCATCCAGCGACACCTTGCTCAACGCATAGACGGCATGGGCACGCAGATGATACGGACGGTACTCGTTGTTGAAGTCCCATTGTGTATCGTGAAGCTTCGCCCTCAGAGCCTTGTTCTTCGGTGTGTTCAGATAGTTCGCGATGGTAGCTTCACTCAGCACGATAGGGTTGCCCTTCTTGTCGGTGAAATCGCTTGGCTCAAACACTTCGCCCGTCTCCACGTCAGCCACTACGATGTCGCCCGTCAGGAACATGTTGTACATCTCGGCCACGGTCGTGTTGTAGGGTCGTTCGGGTTGTCCGTCCAGGCTCAGCAGCAGCCTCTCGATGCGCACGTTCACCTTTCTCGTGTTCTGGTTGTTGAACTTCTTGCTGATCAGGCTCTCATAGCCCTCCTTTTGGAAGTCCGACACACGCTCACGGAAGCGGTGGGGGCTCAATGGCAGCGTGTGTCCAAATTCTACTTGATAGTAGCTTATGGCGCCTGCCAGTTCTCCCCAGTTCACGCCCTGGCCATTCATTGCCTTGCGCATGATGGTCACGTCTGCCATCACCCCGACAACGGCTTTCAGCACCGAGGCGTTCACCGTATATTCGTTGATCTTCTCCGGAGGCAGCGCGCTGCCGTCCTCAAAGCGGAAGCGGGTGTAGAATGACCGCGCTTCGGCGTCCAGCCGGTAGTGCCTTCCGAACCAGTCTTTCAGTATATCCTGTTCCATAGTCCCATATTTCTCCTTGATGCGGTCGCGGAAGCGTTGTGGCAGGGTGGCAATCTCTATCAGGGCATAGTTGCCCAGACCTTTCCCGACTCGTACCACGTTGATCTTCCCGCGTGCAGCAAGCTGTTTATAGTTCGACGCCGACATGATGGGAGCAAGTTCCTCCTCTGGCAGTTCCTCCGGCCGGACACCATGCAGGCACCGGCTTTGGCTGTAGTCAGCCTTGCCGTCCACAATCACCGGACGGTCGTCGCGCGTCAGGTCGTTGTACGATATGCACAATATCTTACCGTAATACTCCATTGTCGTTCTCTCTTATTACAGGCTCATTGCCATACATTGCACTTCCTTCTGCAAGGCCATGAACGCCGCGATGCTCTCTGGCTGCTCGCTCCGTGTGACCTCACCGTCCACAAGCACTTGCACCGTCTGGTCTTCCCAGTGTGCCACCAGCTTCACACGGTCGCCGAAGGTCTGCGTCATCGTTCCCAATGCCTGGTCGTGGTCTGTCTCCATCTCGGCCACTTTCCAGTTCGGAACGCCACCCAGCTCGTTCAGGGCCACGTAGCGGATTTTCCGCGCCAGCTTGCTCGTGCTGTCAAAGGTCAATGCCTTCCACACCATCACGTTCGTGCAGCCGAACATCTGGCGGAGGCGGGCTTTCGCCCCGTCCTCCAGATAGATCTTCTTTTTCATGATTGCCAGTTTATAAGTTACCGTTCAGTTTCTCTCTCAGGAAGGCCATCTCGCCATCGCTCAGGTGAATGCCCTTCGCAATCTTCCGCAGGACGACCTCTTTCACGCCCACCAGGTTCTCCGCTCCCTTCGTCAGGTCATCGGCCAATGTGCCCTCGCCGCACTGGGCTGCTGTCTCTATCATCACGTCGGCCGCGCCGCTCAGGTCGCGCTGCTGCTCTTCACGGATCAGCTTCAGTTCATGGTTCTGCTCTTGCAGGCGGTACACCCGTTCGTTCAGTTCCTTCACCAGGCGCGACCCGCCGACCTTCACCCACTCTTGGCAGAACTCTGCCTTGTCCATCTCTCCGGCTGCCATATACATGGCGTTGGCCTCACAATACTCTTCGGTCGTAGCTTTGCGGCCAATGAGCTCTTCAAATTCGTTTTGTAACATAGTTTTTAGATTTTATTTGTTGAAAACAGGTTTCGATTTTCACTTGCCTGATTCTATTGCATTCACTGCCTCTGTATAGTTGTCATCTTTGACTGACGGGAACAGATGGGTTATTGTCCCTCGTGCCATTTCAATAGCAACATCGACCATGCACGAGACCTCTTTGAACTTGGTCTTGTTCGACTTGCCATGACCGAACAATATCTTTCTGCTTCTTGCGACGATCGCTTGGAATGGGGCGGCAAGGCTCGGTGTATATTGGAGCTGTGTCTTGCAATATTCGGCGAACTCTCGTTCCTCCCAGTATTTTTCTCGTCTCTTCCTCTCAGGAGTGGGGAAATAGTCAATGATCAGATCAAACTCGTTCTCTATCATCAAACGGCTCAAATCCTTTCCGAGAAGCATATCCATCACTTGTTCCTCTATCGAGGTCTCAGGGAACTCTTTCCCGTTGAATACGACAGGCGGCAATACGTCGAAATTATGCTCAATAGGTATCACCTTGCGCACCACCTGGCGGTCCCTTACTGCGACAAAAGTTACTTTCAACTTTTTCATAGTGGTTGCTCTTTTCGTATCCTTGGTTTCCAATCGACAGTCACCGATGCCTCCAGTTCCCCGTATCCGAGGCACAGGTCACACTGTTCAATGGTCACTTCGCCGCTGTAGATGTCCGTCACTTCCATCTTGCCGGTGCCGTGGCATCGTGGGCATACAAATGGGATATTGTCTCTCATGGTGGTGCCGATGCTACCATCTCGACGTCTGTCCATGATAGTCGGCTCTTTCAGAATAAGTACATGTTTCATCTCCATTGTGTGTTATGTTTAGCTGAAAACAGGTTCCGATTTCACAATATGGCTGGCATCTCGTGCTTGCCACTTCTCGATTTCGCCCATATTTTTCATTTTTATGAGTGTTTTTTCGTTTTTCTCGCCAATTTTTATTATCTTTGGCGCGCCGTTAATTGTATTAACTTGTTCGCAAATGAAAGATATTGATCAAATCTTGCTCAATGCCAAAGTCAATGCAATGAGGGACTATTTCATATCCCTCTTGCCGGTCATATTCCGCGGCGACAAAGAAAAGGACAGCAAGGTATGGCTTGCGAAGTACACTCTTTGGCAGTTTGAGCGGGAGTCTCTCGCTCCATACGAAATAACAGAGAAGCCCTCGTCTCCCGAGAGAGAAAGGATAAGTCGCCGACGTTTCGAACTGCAAGTTCTGATGGACGTAGCTTATATTCAGGGGCAGCTCGAAGAATACGACATACTAAGGAAAGTAGATTCCTACGCTGCTGCTCAAGCTCTGCAAGTCTTTGAGAAATCTGATGGTTCTGAGGAGTCGATGATTCCGTTGATCGATGCTCTCTAAAATGTTTCTTGTTTTTCATATTCAAAAAATGTTAATAGGTTAAACACGGCGCAAATATAATGAGAATTTCTCTAATTCCAAATTATTTTTAGAGAATTTTTCATAATTTTAGAGAAAATGACAGTAAAAGACCGAATAAAGACATATTGTAAGGCGGAAAATATCACTGTTTCTGCCTTTGAGAAAGCCATTGGGGCATCCAATGGCTACGTCAATAATATCAGCAGAAGCATCGGATTGGATTATCTTAATGCGTTAATAGAGAAATACTCTAATCTAAACATAGAATGGCTTCTTACTGGTAAGGGTGATATGCTGCGCTCATCGGCACCCATCAATCCCGCGGTTCCTACATCGCCTACGCCCCAATTTTCGGAACTCATCTCAACGATCACGCAACAGGCCGAAGAAATCGGTCGGCTCAAAGCACGGATCGCTGAACTTGAACGCCGCAGGGGGGACAATGCGCCCGATGCCCAGAGCGGCAACGTTGCCCATGCCGGGTGACACCACTCAAAATCATTCAGGGCGCAAGCGGTATCCACACGCGTACCCCCGCAGCCTCCAAATTGGCCGTACACACACGTTTTTCTGTATTGATTGGTGAAAAAAGCGAAGAAAACCGCTCTAAATAAAGCTTTTAGCCCTATATATATAATGAGTGAACGCAAATTATAGTGGTATTTTATCCCCCCTTATCCGTCCAAACTCCGCATTTCCTTTGTATTTTAGAGAAACATACCCCACAAAACACCCCACAAAAAAAAGGGCAAATGTAACCCTAAATGTAACCCTAAACTTTGCAAAAATGTAACCCTAAACTATTATAGTTCGGGGCGCAAAATGTAACCCTAAGTTGTAACCCTATGTGTAACCCTAACCGCCGAAATCGGCGCTTTTGGGCACAAAAAAGGGGAAGCGATCAGCTTCCCCCAACAGCATTCAAATACAACACCGCCAGAATGCCCTTCTAACGGCGTTATTTCTTCATTCTGAGCCCTCCTGCTGCCTCGTGCAGCGTATCAGTTCAGACTGCTTTATAATGGCTTTTTTCGTGCATATAGTGCCGTTTCCAGATAGCCCAGCGTGCATCAGGTAGTTTTTCGTAGCTCCGACTTCCTCGGGCTTTAGCACCGTATAAACGGCCGAAATGCTCGCAAAATAGAAGTCTTTGCGCTCCAAACGGCCTCTTCCCAACAAATGAACATGTATCACCTTTGCCATAATCGTCCAAATTTTGGTGCAAATATACTAAATAATTATTATATGGAACATTTTTAAGTAATTTTTTTTCGTAAAAAGACAAAAAAAGGCATCCGAAGCCGCCATTGAAGCCATTCTTGCCCACCTTATCATTTTCCCCGAAATTTCACCCCCAATGTAAAGAAAACCCCCCGAAATCGAGCCTCGACGAATCCCCCATGTAAAGCCTATGTAAAGCTTTGTAAACCGTTTCGTTTTTCTGGGCCTTTCCTCCCTTCTCTGCTTAACTTATTGAAAACAAACCTCTTTCCCGCTTTTCCTCTCCACCCTAGTTTTTCCATTTCGTTTTATGCCCCATAACAGCAATATAAATCTTATCAGAAATCAAGGCTGAAATTTCATATCTGCTGCATCCGGACCAATATCAATTCACCGTCTTGCGGATCAATGATGATGGAATTTGATGTAGGTGATGAGATTGAGTGGACGTGTGTTGTTGCGGAAACTGTAGAAGTAGTTGTCGCCAAGGGAGTGCATGCGGGCAAGTTGCTTGAGCGAGACGTTCTCCTGCTGAGCTAAGTTTTGGGCGGCCGCGAAGAACAGCCGGTTCAGAATATCAACACTGGGAATATTGGATAGGGGAGTGGTGTTGAACGTTATCTTGGTTTTGGGGCCGAGCGGGGTGTTGATGAGTTTTAAGATCTCGATGCCAGTCAGGTGGGAAAGGCGCAGTGCGAACGTCAGGTTCGGGCTGCGTCTGGCTTTTCTATACTTGGCGAATTCACTTCG